TTGTAGAAATCAAAACTTAGCCTTGTGCCTACCATTGGAAACTCCTCGAATACGAAATCGTCTTCCCAGTACTTTTTAAGAAATTGCTTAACTGCATATTGTCTCTTGCTTCTGCTTGGTTTATCCCATTGCAAGATGTAATTTTTGGGTTTTGGTAATCTTTTTTTAGAGCCATTAAGTGTTGTGAATATCATTATTCTTCGCAAATCATTCCTTTAAAGTGCGATACAAGAAAGGATGTAAGTTCAGGATTTGATTCCAGGGCTTCAAATAGATTTTTTTCTCCTTGTATCTTCGGTGGAAGCTCAAAGCTGTTTGACTCCAGTATCGATTGAAAGTCTGGTTCAAGGTTGATCCATGCCCCCTTTCTAGTTATGTAGCCCCATATATAAAGCATGTCAATTACTTCTCTTTCTACCCATATAGAGTTACCCCCAGTTCTTCCGTATTTTACTGGATACTCTAATGTGTAATTAGTTTTTTCATTTGGGGATTTTTTGACTGTCATTTTTACCATGTGTCCTAATATTTTATTTTTATCTTTATCTACTGGCTGTGTCTGGTTTTCTAATATTAAATCTTTTTTAAATCTAGGTTCAAACTCTAGTATATAATTGGCGAAATGAAGTAATGCGTTACCCCCTGTGGCACTGGTTTGCCTTATTGGGGCTTTGCTATAAGGGTCTAGTTTGATGTCAGCTCTAACTTGAGATATAAAAATAGCCATATGACCCCTTTTAGCTAAAGCTATGCTCATTTTTTGCATAAATTTAGCACCTAGTAATGCACCTCCAGCAACCTTGTGGGAGTCTTCAAAATTTTTCTTTAGATCGTCCTTCATTATTAATCCATCTAGGGAATCTAGGATAAAGCAGTATCTTGTTTCAGATGGGTTCCTAGCTATAAGGACCCTCATTAAGTCTAGTACAGTCTCATATATGTTACAATCAAAAATAAAACAATTTCCGTCTTTCCATTCCTCTTCACTAGAAGAAAACTTAACCCCGCACCTTTCTCTCATCTCCTTAGATAGTCTTCCTTCGGCTTTCACATATACACCTCTAGAGTTTGGCTCTTCGAGAAAGTTTTTCATTACCTCTAGTGCTTCAGAAGATTTACCCCCCTCATTCATTCCGCAAAACCTGTGGAGGCCAGGCCCTAATCCCCCGTTTAGCTCAAAGTCAACTTTTAAGCTGCCACTGGATATTTTGTAGTCTATTTCTTCTTCGAAATTATAATGATGCTCTTCGTTTTGCTTGAGGAAAGATTTTAATGCATCGTTGTTTGTCATTGATTCTGTAGGGGTCATTCAAAAAAGTTTCTAAGGGTTTTTGTTGTTTGTGGGAGTTTGAGGTCTTTGCCAAATTTTCTATCATGCAAGGGCAAGTCTTGCTTCTTTGGTATTACGTACTTGAATTTTTTATATTTCAATCTAAGTGTTTCAGCGTAATACCCAGACCTTAATAATAGGAGTGAATCGAATTTATCGGGGAACTCAAGTTTTTGCCAAAAGCTTTCGTCGGTATACTTCTCGAGTAATATATTTAAAAATTTTATTTCTTTAGCCCAGAAAATCCTTTTACCTTTCTCTGGAACATCTACTAGCTTTTCTATAATTTTTTTCTTAGCAGTGTGTTTCATTTAACATACATCATACCATAGGCACAATAATAAGTCAAGTATCTTTTTTGAGTTTACCTTCTCTTGCTGGGTACTGCATAAAAACCCACAACCATAAAACAAACATCCATAAACGAAGACAGGAGTAATCCCCCTGTGAGCTCTACGACACTCCAGCCTTTACCTCCAACTAGCCAGCTAAAGAAGCCTAGGCCTCCACCCTCCCCATTCGGTACGATAACCTGATATGTTATGCCAGGGTTGTGGGCGTAGTAAATCATTAAGTAGCACATTGTGAATGTGATAGACATAAAGAGTATCCTTCTTGTAATTTTAACAAAAGGATCTTTTGATTGTTCTGCTTGATTGTTTAAATATGCTGTTACGATTTTTTCGTCCCTAGCTGCAAGCATCATCTGGTCTTGTCTTTTTTGCTCTAACCAAGCGTTGATAAGGTTACAGGCTAACTTAATTCCTGCACCAAGGATTGTGTTTAATATAGGTCCCATATGTATTATTACACATAATTCTGTATGAACGATATTAAGATTGGGTCTTTTTTGTTTTCTGGAGCATAGTACCAGGCCCAAGGGTAACTATTATGTATATTGAAAATTTCTTGTTCTGAGTTTTTGATACTTTCTTCTAGGGAATCTATGCTATCGTAGTCTAGGCTGGATAAATCTATCTTTAGGTCGTGAGCAATAGATGTTAGTCCTCCAGCATCCTTAGCTTTCTTAGCTTCAACAGCACCCTCTAGGATGTCCCTTGAGTCTTCATTTTTAGTTTTGTCGGGATGTGTTAGTACGGAAATTTTCCTAAATAATTTTTTGAAGTTATTATTTAATTCTTCTTTTTCTTCTTCTTTTATATTTTTTGCGATAGATTCTAGTGGGTTATCTATCTCCATTGTGCTGCAATAAAAGTCTACGGCTACGCAGAAATCCCCAACAGCATCATTATATAAATCTTTAACATCTTTAAGTTCACTGAAAACTTCTTTAGATTTAAATTTTAATCTCCTTATGAGGGAAGATTTGTAAGGGTCCACGGCTAGAAGTCGTCTTCTAGTGAGCCGCTCTGTTGATATTCCCTAACCCTTCTTTCAAAGAAGTTGCCCATAGCTTGCACATCAACTACTTCACCTAACCAAGGAAAAGGGTTGTGATCACTTGGGAACCTATAGTCTAGACCTATCGCTTCTAATCTTCGGTTTCCGATGTAATGCATGTAGTCTATAAACATGTCTGCATTTAATCCTAGGATACCTGTGGGTAGCACGTCTCTTGCGTACTCAATTTCTAGTTTAACGGCTTTTTTTATATGATCAATAAATTCTTTCTGTATAGACTCTGTCCAGATAGATGGATTTTGATCTATAATTTGATTTATAATATAGATACCGAAGGAGATATGAGAGCTCTCGTCTCTTAGGGTATATTTAATTTGGTCAGAAACACCTTGTAGTTTATTTTGCCTACCTAGTGCAAGTAGCATAGCAAAACCGCTAAAGAAAAATGTACCCTCACAGACGACCCAATAAGTTAGGAAGTTCCTTAGTATCTCCTGCTTCCCCTCTTTGGTGTGCGGCTCAAAGTCTTGCCTGTTAATGTCCGTAGTAATACTCATTAAGAAGTCATCTTTAGCTTTAATGCTTGGAATTGTTTCGTATGCATTAAACACTTCATCTATATCAAGATCTAAGCTGTCGCATATGTAGACTACCGTGAGGTTGTGTAGGCTTTCTTCAAAAGCTTGACGAAGAATGTACTGACGACACTCAGCATCCGTAACATATCTGAAAGCAGAAAGCAGCAGGTTATTGCCGACCAAAGACTCGCTTCCAGCAAAAAAACCAAGACACCTTTTAACGAGAAGTTTTTCGTCTTCTGTGATTTCATTATTTTTCCACTGTTGTATGTCAGACTGCATTGATATCTCTGTAGGCATCCAATTATTTGCACAGCTTTTGAGGAATAAATCCCACGCGAATTTATGTTTATGCGGGAGTATTCTGTTTACCCCTGATGTATTATTTGATAATATTTGTCCTGTTTTGTCTTCCATAATTTTTATTTGTTCAGTATTATATAACGATACCAAGATAAAGTCAAGATCTTTTTTTCTTTAAAAAAGTAATTTGGGTTAAATATATTTACATCTGACTGGTTCACTCCTAGGATCGTTTGGTTTGAATCAACTACTTGGTGTGATTGATGTATTGTTTGATGTTTTTTTTGAACAAAAGATGATTTGCAGGAAGAAAACAATAGTAGTATTATTAGTAATAATTTATTCATTTTATATACCTATATGAATCTATTGATGATATGATAAAGTTTAAATTTTCGCATGTTATCCTGTCCACATTTAGATCGCCACCCTTGTTTGATATGTAAAAGCCGTGCTCATTTTCGTGCTCTAATATTAATGAAGAAATAAAGTCGTGTGCTCCGTGGTTTTTAAGCCACTTCCAGTAGAAACTCCTTGTGCCTTTTCGGCATTTAATTAATACATCATCAAAAATAAAGGTTTTACCATACAGGGTTACATCTCTAAAGCAAGATATTTCACTAGGGGGTGCTGAGAATAGGGAATTAATTATTAAATTCACATAACAAGTTACACATTTACTTGTTGAGTTCGTTGTCTAATTTTTTATCCCAGTCTATGTTGCCATTTTCATCTATGTATGGAGGTTCTGGGATTTCGTCATTCAGGACCCCCGACTTAGAGCAATAAGAAAGCGTGCCTAGCACTAACATTAAGCCTAGCATTGAAGAGAACGTTATCCATGCGAATCTTGGGGTGAGCCAAGGCTTTTTTTCTGGCTCAGGTTTAGGCTCTGGTTTGGGCTCAGGTTTAGGCTCTGGTTTGGGATCAGGTTTGGGTTCTGGTTTGGGATCAGGTTTAGGTTCTGGCTTGGGCTCAGGTTTGGGTTCTGGCTTGGGGGTCGGTTTGTCTGTTGATAAGATTCCATCAACATCTATAATTCCAAATCCCCAGTCATTGTCCCTTCCGATTTCACCCATGTCATCAGCTGTGTTACGTAGTTCATTTCTAATTTGCTTAATTGTTATCGTTTTACCCGCCGCTTTAGCAGCAGAAATCCTTAAGGCAATAACCCCAGCAACAAATGGACAAGCCATGGATGTACCACTGAGAGAAGCATAAGTTCCGTTTTTATATGTACTGAAAATCCTAACACCAGGGGCAGCTATTTCCACTTCTTTACCCCTGGAGGAAAAATATGCTATTTGTTTATCGCTGGAATAAGCTGCAACAGCTATACATTCTTCAAATGCTGCTGGGAAATTAACCCCAGAAGGACCACTGTTTCCAGCCGCACAGATAATTGGTATATTTTTATTGTATGCTTTTCTAATGGCGGCTTGAACTATAGGTGTTGGGTTGGGCGAACCAAGTGACATGCTTATAATATCGACACCTTGATTGACGCAATATTCGATAGACTTTGCTATTCCATCATTAGAGCCGCTACCGTTATTACTTAAACCTTTAACGCATAAGCATTTTGCTTTAGGCGCTACACCAACCATGCCAAGATCATTGTCTTGGGCACATATAATTCCAACACAATGTGTTTGGTGTCCGTGTTTGTCTTCTATAGATTCGTTCGGGATAAAACTTTTACCTGGAACGGCATTATCACCTATGTCAGTATGTGTAGGTAACCCTGTGTCAATGACACCTATGGTGACGCCTTCACCTTTTGTCTTCTTCCACCATTTTGGGACATTTAGGTCGGCTATGTTCCACCCAATTGTTTGGGTAAAGGTGTTATACTGATTTTCTATTTTAAATTCTGGTAGCTTAAAGTCTTCTTTCATTTTAATTATATGTTATGTTATCTCTGTAATCTGTTATGCAATCCAAAATTAATGAATCGATTAAAAAAGGGAAGTGCTCTATGACATCTATGTCAAACCACCCACTCTCTGTATGTTCTTCGTTTAAGCGAATATCTGGTAGGTAGTGCATTTGTGCGAAAAAGATAGAGAAAGAAGAGACGTCATGTTCTATTTTCTTTATAGAAATTAACTGATGTGGGTCGACTTTTACGAATGATTCTTCGTAAAGTTCTCTTATAGCACATTCAGTTTCACTCTCGCCTTCTTCTATTTCGCCACCAAATATTGACCAGTAGCCCCCAAACTCTACAGGTTTATCTTCGAACATATATATACGTTTAGATAAACATATAAGGTTTTTGTATATTAAACCTATACCTGCAGCTTTTCTTATTGGCAGCTCTCGCATATTTCCCCGTTCCTCATTGCTTCTATACTACACGCAGAAGTCTCTTCTTGAGAATCGGGGGTGGTTGATTTTTCTACTTTACTTGCAGCCCTGTTTCTTAAATA